AATCTTTAACTTGTCTTTATCCAAATCAACTGGCAATTGGTCAACATAATTACTTACTAATGTCATTGTATCTTCGGATCCTTCCACTATATCATCGCTTACATTATGATGAGTTAAAGCAGAATAGTCTTCCAATATTTTTAATTCGTGAACTGAAATATCATTATATAATCGTTCTAACAACCTATCAAACATCTGATTATCTTTTTTATTAACAACAACCAGTTTAATAAACTTTTGATGATATGGTTTAATATTAAAATTATCATAATTAGTTTCCGTATCATCATAAAATAATTTCTTAAATATTGTATATGGATTTTTAATATATTCTAATTCTCTTGTTGTTGTATCAAATATATGAAACCCCTTTTGGTTCTCATAATCAGCCCAAGTCATTTCATATTGACATCCCAAATAAAATACCTGGCCATCATCACTTTTCTTATGAAAGTGTCCACTCATAACTTTTTCAAATCTTGCAACTATACTTCTATCATAACCGTGAGTTTGAACCACACCATTTGTCATTGGGTATCCATTCAAATCTAAATGTGCTATAACAATATCGGCGTGTGCTGTTTCTAATGTTTTGAGGGAGTGTTCTTCGTTTTCTGGATTAATCCACGGTAGCATTAATATATTTAATCCATCAAAGTCTACAACTTTTGGTTCTTCATAAATCCAAGGCTCGTGTAGACCATCAGCAGTTGTACATAACTCCTTTATGGCATTTACTTTGTTTGTATTACGGAAATAAATATCGTGATTACCAATTATGATATGAGTATCTATTTTTTCATCCCATAATCGCTGTAAAAACTTGTGTCTAAAATTGTGTGCTATTCTATAGTTAATGTATTTTCTTCTATCTACAACATCACCTAAATGAATAAGTGTCTTGATATTATGTTCCTTTAAATAAGGAAAAAATATATCATTGTAAAATTTGTGAAAATAATCATCAAATATTAAACTATCATTACGAGCACCGAAGTGGGTGTCCGATAAAATCGCTATTTTCATACCTACCTTATAATATAATTACTTTTTGTCCTTCTTTTTCTTCTCGGGTTCTTCTATCTTTTGATTCCTTTGTAAAAAATCCAATAGTTGACTTCTGTATTGAGAGTCATCTCCTTCGTGTTGATCCATTATATTTTCAACACCTGCATTAGCAATCATCTTTTGTTTTACTAATGTTTGTTTCTTTTCTTTTTGTATTCGTCTTATAAATGCATAATATATAATCTGTGTAAAATATGCAAATGGATTTTTACTCTTTTCTGGATTAAAATTATTCATATACTGCAAACAGTTTTCTATACCATCCGAAATCATATCGTCTCGGTAAGTATAGTTAATAAAATTCGGTCGGTAAGATAGATGATTGGCAATCTTTAAAAAGCATTCACCTATATAGTTCGTAACATCTGGTTTTGTTTTGTTATTTTCTTTAGCATTATTAACTTTTTCTTTATGGATAACCATTGCTTCCAAAAACTTCTTGTTGTCCACATAGTGCTGTGTTACTTTCTTTTTCATAATAATTCTTTCATTATGTTTCTATTATACTAAATTTCCTTCTTGCTGTCAAGAAATAAATTAAATTCTTTGGAAGTAATATATTCCAAATTTTCACAATTTTTCCATTCTTCAACTTCACAATCTATTGGACTTGAACCAATAGGATTCATATTTACTTTCCAAAACTTGATGTTTGGAAACTTTTTAAATGTATTCTTATGTTGTTTGATCCAATTATAGGTTTCATCTGGATTATCAGGTCTAGCAAAATTAGCATTTTCTGTTGCATAACCATCCGTGCCTGCATAGATATTATTTATCTTATTATCTAATGAGTATAAATCGTGTCCTATAATAAAAATTTCTGTTGCTCCTAATTCACAAGCAAGATATATTGCCCTAGCGCCAGTTGCATAAGCAAAATTATCTATATCTGGTTCAATATTAACTACTTTATCTTCTTTTGCAACACCTGTAATATAAGTTATGCCTAAATTATGACCTTTCATAAGTGTGAATACTCCATCCGCACCGTGATAAACAACAGTTTGATCCCAAACAACTTCTTCACTATCATTCCAAACAATATCAGTTTTATCTGCCATTGTTCTTAACATTTCTTCTCCAACAAATCTCGGAACTGGTGTCCAGTATCCTAAATAAGAAACATTTTTAGAACAATATCCACTACGGTAAATTTCGTGACTCATTCTTGAATCTAATGCTACTAAAATGTCTGGTGTAAAATCTCTATAGATTGCGTTGGACCCAATCACAGTTCCATACTTTTTTAATTTATTAAGGTCAAATTCTTTTCGTGAATTACCATTACCTAAACAAAACATAATACTCATTAAAAAATCCTATAATATAAACAATTTGCTTGACAAATAATCCTATGGTGATATAATAGACCTGTAGGGTTTTGCAGATGGAATAAAACCTAATGTAAGGTCCTAGGAGTAGGTTTATTCAAAAAATCTAATTCTTCATCGCTCAATTCATCCATCATACTTCGTCTTTCTTCTTCCGTAATTTGGTCTTGTTCCATTTGTTCAGCAAGTCTTAATATTTTATCCATTTCTTGTGGGCTTAAAGGGGGTTTTATCGGTTTACCTTCAAGTCGTTTTTTAATTGCTTCATAATAATGAGATAAATCCTTATTAATACTTGCTATTGTTATAACTCTTTCTTTTGGAATGGAGAAAACCTTATCAGTTGAAAACGGAAGCCACGGCGACAAAGAAGAATCATCTCTCATTCCAAAATTAGATGGTCTTGCCACAGTTTTTAATTGTAATGGTTCCACAATTCGCAGAAACTTATCATTATCGCTTACCGATATCTGTCCCACTAATTCGGTACCATCAATCAACTTAATTAATTTATATTCCGTTTGCTGTTTTTGTTCCATACTACTATTTATCTAATCTTTCAACTGAACATTGTGAATTTCATAATCAAATTCCTCTTCGGTATAAATGCTTATTCGTTCCTGAAAATGTTTTAAGGTAAAGTTTTCCCTACTATGGTAAGTCATATCATCTGCTATATCATATAAAGTAGCAGAAGTTTTATTATCTCCCAATCGGAGACCTCTACCTATACTTTGTAAATTTCTAATTCTGGACTTACTTGGACTAGCAAAAATAATATTATGTAAATTGCGAATATTAATACCAGTACTAAATGTGCCATATGATGCTACAATAATTGCATTGGATTCCTTTTCTGTAATCGCTCTGATTTTTTCTCTTTCATCTGCTTCAACTCCTCCGTAAATAAAAAATACCTTTCTATTACTATCCGCTTTCTCTTTTATCATTTCGTGTAGGTTCTTGCCGTGTTTCTCTACTAATTGAAATAAACATAGGCTATTCCCCTCTAAATTCAACGCTAGGCGTCTTATAAAGTTATTTCGTGAACTACTACTCACTAAATAATCTATCTCATCCTGATACTTTGCATTCCGAAATGCATGGCAATTTATATCTGTATGCTTTAAAATCAAGCATCGGACAGTTAAATTAGACAACTGTTTCTTGTCTATCAGTTTCTTTGTTGATGTAACTTTATTAACAGCACCAAACAAACCTTCTAATACTAACCTGTGGGTTTGAGCACCATCCAAAGTTCCTGTTAATCCAATCCTATATTTACAGGCTGTTAATTTCGTCATTATTGCTGTCAATGATTTTGATTTAAATAAGTGTGCTTCATCTCCAAAGACAATACCAAACTGCTGAAAGTAATCTGTTTTTAATCGGTACAAACTTTGCCAAGTAGATATGAGAACTTTCTTATTTGTTATATTGGAATATCCACTATACAATCTATGGCAATTCTTATCTACATTCCATCCATATGATTTGAAATCAGTATACATTTGTTCGACCAATGATGTAGTCGGAACAATTAACAAACACCGATTGTTTGGTTTATCTTTTAGTAAATGTGTGTAGTATCGAATAAGAGTATAGATGATAAATGATTTACCACTTGCTGTAGGACTTAATAGTAATGCTCGATTATATTTTAAACTGTGATAGATAGCGTCCACTTGATAATCTCTTGCTTCAAACTTTTGACCTAAACTATTACAAAATTTAATTACTGTTTCTTTATCTACCTTATTATCTATATCAACATTCTTGCCACAAACAATATAATAACCTCGCTCTTCAGCAAACGCTTTAATATATGGATAAAGTCCAAAATATATCTCTTTGTACTTTTGAGAGAATAATCGTATCTTTCCATCCCAAATCCGGTTCCGAAAGCTGGGCATATACTTGTATCCTGGAACATAAAAAGTGAAGAAAACAGATATTTCTTGTAGAATACTTGGTTCAGCATCAAGTGTAAGATACACCTCGTCCTTTTTCTCTATAATTAGAGTTTCAGAATTATTTTGATTCATATAATTATATTGCTCCGCTTGTAAACTTCTTCCACTCTATCATATTCTTAATTAAGAATGTTCGATTGTTTAAACCTCTTAATATCTGTTCTAAATATTTAACAACAGTATTTAAATATGCTACTTTTTGATCCGCCTTTTGTATATCTTCATCTGAATCTATATAAATGTGTACATCAGATTTAAGGACTTTCAAATCAAATGGCTTTTCTCTATAGACAGATTCATCGGCTTTACCAGTATAATATTCCCACTTCTCCCGAGTTAATCCATTATAGTCTTGTTGCGCTTTCTTCAGCAATAGGGTAAACTTATTAAAATGTTGGAGGTATTTGTTGTGCAATAAAGGTATTCTTGCTGATTCAGAATCAAGTTCCGTATCATCAAGTTTCAAATCTTTATCCACTAATTGTTGTAATTCTTCTAATGTCATAATATACCATTATATCAAAAAACAGTAAGAAAGTCAAGAAAATTAAACCGTGCTAATCTGAACTATACTATAAAGTGTATAAGCAAAACCAGCATCAACAGCTAAATAATCTACATCACTTGCTTTTACATTATACGACAAGGCACCAAGTGATGTTGGGTAGATATCTCGAAACCGTATTTCTGTTTTTGCAATATTCTTACTATTTAAAACAGTTAAAGTTGCATCCGAATATGTTGCACCAGCATCAAGTGGTGCAGTTATATATTTTGAACCAGAATCCTTACTAGGAGTTGCTGTTCCTACCTTTGATGTAGGAAATCTGTCGTGTCCTGTTGCTAATAAATCTGTAAACTGCTGATGTTTTTCAGGAAATCCTAAACCAGTCATCCAATCGTGCAATTCTTTATAGTTATTTAAATTCTCATCCACAAGAAACGAAATATTTAAACCCTGATATGTAATCTTATCACCAGGTATAGGAATATCTACCAGGCCTGTTTCTTGTGTTGCTTCACCTAAAGTAATACCAGGAATGTTTGCTGTCTGGCAAAAAAACTCTATCAAAGGTAACTTCGCACAAGTAAACTTAAACTGTACCGGACTTGCATAGTCCAATTTATCAGGCGACCTATCTACTGCTTTTGTTGTTGTCATACTACTATTTATAATACTTTCAGAGCAAAAAAAAGGGGGCAAAAGCCCCCTAAATTTATTTCTATTTCTAGACTCAATTACATTAAGTTAGTAACTTTAACTCGTCTGTAATATAAGTTTAAGTGTGTAGCGCCAACTGCACCAGAATTATCTAATGCACCAAGCCCAGCTGAAGTTGCGTAAGGATTTTGAACCATACCATATCGAGTTTTAAATCCGATTTTTGGTTGGAAACTATTCTGACCAACTGCTCTCACCATTTGTAGTGGAACATATGGGCAATAGAATAGTCCAGCGTCGTATGGACTTGTTCCTTTATAGCCAACAACATAGAATTGTTTAGCGTCTATGTTAGCACTATATGGATCAACATAAACCTTAAATTTGCCGTTAAGAACACCTGCAAAAGTATTACCTGTGTCATCAACATTTAAGTTAGTTGAAAGTGCTGGAGCGTAATCAAGTACGCCAGACATAGCAAGGGCAGAAGCAACATCAGCAGAGCAGATAATTAGATTACCTTTTCCTCTACGAGTTAATTGCCCAACCGCATTAGCATCTCTTTCCAATTGGAAAAGAAGTCCTTTGAATTTCTCAACAGACCAACGACCATTTGAGTCAGTATCTAAATCAAAGACACCTGCAGTAGTTGTGTTTATTTGAGCGCCTTTTTTAGCGTGTGAGTAAATAGTTCTAACTACTTCACGGTTGATTTCTGCAAGAATTTCACTTGACAAGATGTTAGCCAATTCTGTTTCAGCGTCTAGACCATGGATTGCTTTTAAATCTTGAGCAAGTTCCATAGTATATTCAGCTTTAAGAGCTCTTGACTTAGCAGTAACAGTAACTTTATCAATTGAGAAAGCCATTTCAGCGAACTCATCTGTTCCGTCACCTAATGTTTCTGCTTGAGTTGTAGTAAACCCAGAACCAGTAGTATAGGTTCCAGCTGAATCATCATTTAGAATGGCAGGGTTTGAAGCTACATGAGCATCTGTTGAACCAGAACCTCCAGCAGCATCCCTAGCACCATAGTCAGTATCAGCTTCGTTAAACAACGCTTCTGAACCCGCTTGACTACCATATCTTGACTTCATAGCAAAGATTAGTCCTGTTGGACCAGTCATTGGTTGAACGCCACAGATATCATAAGCAATCAAGTTAGGCATAGCTCGTCTAACTAAAGATATTAAAACAGGATCCCATTTGGCAACTCCACCTGTATCAGGCATAGTGCCACTAAAGTTAGCGGGTGCTGCTTCTGAAAGGAAACTAGCATCTTCTCTAACCGCTTTCTCTTGGTTTTCTAGGATAACTGTAGTAACAGCTCGTTTGTAAGAATCCTCGATTTTTGGCAAATCTGGATGTTCTAGGACTGGCTGCCACTTTTCTTGTAAATTTTCAGTAAGATACATTTTATCTCTCCTATTAATTAATTAATATTTTTATAATATTGTTCACCCTTAAAGTTTTACACTTTTAAGGTTTTTTGAAATAGCGGCCGTATATGCAGCCATAGCATCGCTCTTCGATCCAAAATCACTTGGTTCGTTTGCCGCCACAGAATCAACTTCGTCTTTCGGTGAAGCTGTTTCTTGTTTCGTTTTAGGGAAATAAGATTCTTTAACAGTTTCTAATTTCTCTTTAAATTTATCTGCATTATCGTATTCAACATTTGCAGCCATAGAAGTAAACTTTTCCAGTTCAGTATCAGCTAAATCGCTTCCAACTTCACCAATAAGTTTATCTCTAGTGAACTCACCAACTTGCTTATTCAACTCAACATTTTCTTTAATTTTTTCATTAAGTTTATCTTCAAGTTTGTCTTTTTCATTTGTTAAATCATCTAATACATTATACTTTTCTTCAGGAACATCAATATAATGTTCTTTGAATAGAGTTTTAAGACCAGTAATAAAGTCCTCAGCAATTTCGGTACGAATACCTCTCTCAACTGCTAACTCATTTTCTTTCATCCATTCTTCAACAACATAATTTAAATAAGCATCAACCTTTTCAGCCATTGCTCCTTTAATTGTTTCAGATTCTTTTGAAAGCTTTTCATCATACTGGATTTTAAGTTTTGCCTCTTGTTCTTTAATGCGTGTTCTAACAGCAGTTTCAAAAATGGTTGCAGCTTTTTCTTTGAACTCATCGCTCAAATCTGCATCCGCTGAAACTAATGCTTTAACATCGCTAGAAAGGTCAATTGCTTCTTCAGGAGTAATTTCTACTTCTTCAGCTGCTGCAGATGGTTTATTATCTTTCGGTAATGAACCGTCCTTAGCATTTGCAGTAACCTGGTCCGAGTGCTTCTTAACCTTTTTCGTTGAGTCTGGAAGCTTGTCAGTATTTTTAACTACTGCCGGTCCCAAATCTTCAGCGTCATTTTTAAGGTGAGTAGGTTCGGAAGCGCCACCGGATTTTGCTGGAGCACTAGGGTCACCCTTTGTGTCAAGCTCTTCCGCTCTTACTTCTTGTTCTACTTCTTGCTTAATTTCAGTTTCAGCCATTCGGTCTCTCCTTAAATATTAAAAATTTTTAATCTTTCAGTTATTATTATTTATAACAATTACCATTTATAAACCTGCGCTTTTTATTATTTTGCGTAGATTTTATAGTTTAGAAACAAAGTCCTTAAATACTTTAGACTTTACTTCCGCCAATTCTGTTCGTCTTGCTCTTTCGATTTCAGACTTATATTCTTCTACAGTTTTACTTTTTAACACACCATTATCCCAAACCCATTCTTTGCCTTCCATAATGCCTTCTACGAAAGCATCTGGAGCACTAGGGTCTGCAACAATATCTGCTGCTGTCGCTAAATAAAAATCTTTCCCAACAACATTTCCTTGAGAGGAAGATTGTATAGAACCCATCCCTCTTGATGATACGCCCAATTGAGCGCCCTCATCAATTAGATTCTTTACGATTTTACCGTATGGTGTATCCATAACTTTTGCTTCACCAATAAAATTCTTTCCTTCTGGTTTCAAACTTGTAATCATATGTGATACTCTTTCAAGATTAACAGTTGGTCCATCTGGATGTCCCAACTCTCCAAAAGCTCGTCTTTTATTAATGTATTCTGTAGTATATCTTGACACTTCTTTTGAAAGTGTTGCAACCGGATAGACTCGACCATTACGGTTTTTGATATCCGCCTGCATAAAGACACCTTTTATCTTATAGTCTTTACCGCCTTTAGTATTGGCTTCTGTTAAGACTTCGATATCTTCAATTGTTTCTGTAATTAGTTTCATCTCTCCACCTTTTCTTTATTATAGATTTTATCTACAATTCCTTTTTTCATTTCTTCACGCTTAATGCCATACTTTTCAGCAAACGCTTCTTTAAACTTTTCTGCCAAATCAGTTTTGCGTTTTGATCCAACAATTCGTTCTAGTATCTCCCTAGAATAATCTCTTTTCTTTTTAGCCATTTATCTTACTTCAACTATAAGTGAATAGTTATCACCCGACACAAAACCTTTTGTTGAAAGTAACAAATCTCCTGCAGGTGATGTGCTTGCAGTTAATGTAGCATTGTTCTCTATTTCATTACCCGCTGTTTTTAAATCCCAAAATCCATTACCTGATAAAATACAAATTGTTTTATTCGCTGAACTTGCACCACTTCCTGCCCATAATAATTCAACACCCGATTTTCCATTTGTTGTATTCACACTATACCAAATTTTAGAAACTTTTTTCGTAGCATCTTCCGACATACCATTTAATGCGGAAGCATCCATTTTAGTTACAAGAGTTTCTCCTGAACCATCACTTATGTTTGTCATTTTCACCACACTTTTTACACCAGAGGTGTCTGAAAGTGTTTGAGTTGTTACAGCATCAGCCATTAATCTTCATTTCTCCTAAATTCTGTTACCATCAAATAACTATCCACACTTGAGTCAGTTGATAGTGTTATTATTCCATCATTACCAAACTTCAACTGGTCAGGTCGTAATCCATATTTTCCTTTTCCTGTCAAAGTCAAATTACCTGTTTCACTTCCTGCTTTAATTGTTACAGTACCAGTTCCTTCAATCAAATAAAAACATTCTATTAAACTTACTAACGATTCATTTGTTGCGTTAGTTAGTTTTGTAGGTTCTTCCATCGGATCAATTATCGTCTGGTCAGTTTCACTACCAATACCTTTCGATTGTATAATCGTTTTATCTGCGGTATCAACCACAAGTGTATTAGTAATTGTCATAATCTAAACCTTATTAAAACTACGCTGTAAATGAAGCGTCTTTTCTTAACTCCAAGATAATAAATCCTGTTGCGGCAGCAGCAACTGATTCTAAATCACCAGATGTTGCACCAGTATTAGTTGCATTATTAGCAATTGCAGGACCAGTATAATCTCCTGCACCTGTAAGCCTAATAGCGTGTGTATCTGCTGAGGCACCTACAAATTGAAGTTCTACTGAACCCGCCAACCCCCACCAAATTCTTTTAATACTTAATTTAGCACCATTTGCGTGACCACTTAATGCACTTGCGTCCAAAGCAACAGAAGTAGCACTATCAGAAGAATGATCCAAATGAACAACTACTGTTCCATGTTGACTTGTTCCTCCTTGACCACCAGCAGCCACAACTGTATCTCTTATATTTCTTGTTGCAAAAGCCATTTTGTTTTCCTTACTTTATTAATTCGTTATCAAAATAATCCTCAATGTCATTTACCTTGACACCGTGTTTCTTCGCCACCTTACTAATAATACTTTCTATTTTTGAAACAATAGAACCTTTAGTATTATTAATTATATCATATACATCATTAATTGCCTTCCGTAACCTCGGAGATAATTTTTCAAACTCCTGTGTTCCTTCAGGACCACTATACCTTCGTTCATCAAGTTGTTTTCTAAACTTTTTAAACGGCAGGTTGTTCATCACTATCATCCTGCGGTTGGTCAGCTTGTGTTTCAACTTCAGGTGTAGTTTCAGTTTCATCCTCAGGTTTTTCAGGTTCTACTCCTAATCCAGAAGGTGCAATTGCACCCGAAACCTTATCTAATCCAGCAGCATCTTTTATTGCTTCAGCATCTTGAGCAGCATTCAACCAATCACTAGCAACAGTTTGCCTTTTATTGTCCAATGCTGTTCCAATCTTACTTGCAAGAGCATCCTTAAATGCACTTTGAGCAGCAACATTATCATCAGCCGCAAGAGAATCAACCATTTTTACTACATTATCATCTGGCATAATTATTCATCTCCTTCTATATTTATATCGGTATTATCACCCTTATTACTTGAAGTTGTCATTGTTTCTGCTTCAGGATGAGCAATAACACCAGTCTTAATTTCGTTTTCAATTTGAGAATCAATATCAGCAATATCCTCATCAGTTTGTCGTAAAACATTTTTCCTTACATATTCAAGAGAATAAAATTTTCCAATATATGGAGTTATCGCACCTGCTAAATCAATTCTATCTCTCAATATTTCTGCATTTTTTAATTCTGCAAAATATCCATCTTTTAAGAAACTATATTGTATATGTTCCTTAATTTTTGGCCAATCATCTATTGTAATAATACCCTTTAAAACAAGTTGTGTTTTTAGAATATCATTAAAAACCTGTGTAAATCTTTTTCTTAATCGTTGAACAAATTTAGAAAACTTTACTTCATCCCTAGTTATTTCTGCTGCCTTACCAAGATTAAAACCACTATCTGATTCCATTCTTGAAATGGGGACATTCAATGACTTATATAATTTCTTTTGAAAGTATTGAACATCTGAAATCTCACCAAGATTTTGTCCACCTGCCAATGTAGTAACTTCTGTTCCTTTTGCACCCTCTCTACGAGGTAACCAAAAATCTTCGAGCATAGACATATGTTTTCTATCATCCCGAATCTCTCCAGTTGAAGCGTCATAGACAAGTTTATTTCTATATCTTGCCATAACATCCCGAAGGTATGCTTCCGCTTTTACTTTAGGTAAGTTTCCTACATCAACATAAAAAATTCTTCGTTCAGGTGCTCTTACTATTCTGTAAATAACAACAGCATCCTCAATCATTCGCAATTGATTGACAGGTTTAATTGCCTTATGCAAATGACTCATCACTAAATTTTTATTCTGGTCTATGACACCAGAGGTAACATATGTAATAGTATCAGCAGCAATCTTGACACCAACATTTGATGTTGGTCCTTCTATGCCTCTTTCATTATAGACAAACCACTCCGCAGTTTCCTCTATAACTTCAATTCCTTTTCTTTTAACATCACGGTGTTTTTTAACCTCACGAATCTTTTTAATTTTTCGTGGGTCAATATACCGTAGTTCTGTTATTCCTTTACGAGGACTTGCTGGGTCTATTACCTTATGAAAGTATATTCTACCATCAATATACCATCGCTTAAAAATGTCGTGACCCTTTTCATCAAAATTCATTAAACTTAAAATTTCATCAAATTCATCACGAACTTTTGTTTTAATGTTATCAGAAATTCCTAGTTTATCCAAGGAAATAGATACGGATGAATCTCTTTCATCCGATACAATAACCTCATTGATGATATCTTCAACTGCCATATCACATTCTGGATGTTGAGCAATCTCCCGATATCGTCTTATTAAATCTGTTTCATTTTTAGCGGTAACATCCATATCCAAGTATTGGCCGAAATATCCGCCAGCAGATATAGTTGTTGTGCCGTCATCAGAAGAAGGAACAGTAAATGCTTGTGTAGATTTACTGTCCGTCTCCTTTTTTGGTCTCGTTATTTGGAATCCCAATAGTTGTACCATATTATATTTCCTTTAATAACTTTTTTGTTTATGTAGTAGTATCAGTTTCAAAATATTGATATCTCCAAGTTACATCAAAAGTTTCTACAGCGTCATTAGTAGAATAACTTAATGATATGTCAGCCAATGCAGTTGGAAACAGTCCTCTAAAAGTATAAGTTTTTAGATTACTACCGTTTCTGTCCAGATGGTCTACAAAAGCATCCACTTGATAGTCAGAAGGATTTGTTAACCCCTCATTGTCTGTCATATTGTTAATGCCGTTTAACCATCTTTCACACGCTCTGTATATCTTGAAGTCTGTATCATTTGTAACCGTAGTTGACCAAGTTGAGAAAGTTCTGTCACCTGCAACATAAAGGGATCTACCCCTAAATGGAACAGCGACATCCGCAACTGTTGATCCTGGTATACTCGCTGCCTGACATAAGAATGCCATGTCAGCAGTTTCGCCACCTACCGCAGAAAATCCAGGGAAAGGCATAGTTACCTTAAACTGGTTCGCTCTTGCGCCACCGCCCTTTAGACGAGCTTTAAAATCATTAATGTTTGCCATTTTTTATTTCTCCCTCTATCTGTTAAGCGCCTGCAACTTCAGAAAAGGCTACGCCTGTTCTGGTTGCTACGAAGTTAAGTTGAATGAAGTTAATAGAACGAGCAGGTTTAACAAAAATGTCAGCCCTAAATTCGTTTCTATCTATTACATCACTAGTGTTATTTGTGTCATCACAAACAACGGCGAAGTCAGTTACCCCTCTACGACCTTGTACATCTCTCAAAAACGGTTCTATCAAGTTTCTAAATCCTGCTCTTGTGAACTCATCATTGAACTCAAAGAGTTGGAATTTAGCAGCTGTAGAAATCGCTTTTTCAAGAACAATGAAAAGTCTCCTTACATTGATTCTATCAAATGCACTTGGTTTTGCTTGTGCTGTTTTATCGCCATACAACAAAGTTCCTTGTCCAGGAAATGTAACAACAGGATTTACTCTTGCTTTATACAAATCATCTCTTTGTGTTTGGTTAGGATTAAATGCAAGTTTTACAGCACCACGGATTTGTCCTCTACTGTAACCAGCAGGTGAATACCATGGGTCTGAAACTACATCTGTTCTAGCACATAGTCCAGCAATATCTCCACAAAGTGGAACATGGCGGTATACATCATTGTATTTGTCATACTGATATTTGTATCCACTATCTATTACTGCATATGAACTTGAAGCAAGTCCGTCAGCGAAAGCTTTAACATTAACTGTAGCAGAAATTGGATCAGAAACATTTACAACATCTGCTCTCGCAGGTGAAATGAATGCTACACAATCTTTTCTTCCTTCAGCAATATCAATCACTTTAGTAGCGTGGGTGTCACCTGTTGCATCAGCAGCAGTTAATCCCCCACCTTGTGATGGTCCGCCAATAATAAAGTTTACATCAACTGTTTCAGCATCAGCAAATTTATCATATGCTAACGCCATTTCTCCCAAAGTTGGTTCAACATCATCTGTTCCAAGTGTAAGTGAAGCAGAATATACGCTAAAATCATTTGCGCCTTGTTGGTCGAATGTTTGTCCAGTTTTTGTGTTACCAGCATTTGCTAATGTTCCTTCATGATCCATCCAGTAAATATGTTCTGAATTTCTATAAAGCACATCAACATAATAGTTACTCGCACCTTGAGCCGTTTTAGCGTCTG